CTGCCAAGGAACATCTGCAATAGCTTGAATATATTGAAGTTCGGCGATTTCATTATCTTCAATACCGCTTTGAACTGTATAAATAGGAGTTTGTTCCTCCGATTGTTCAATAGCGTCAGGTGAATATTTAACGTGCCAATTTCGGATATGATCATCATATGACCAATCCAATTGTTCGCACAAATGTGTGATGTTGCACTCAGCTGCAACCTGTTTCATCTGGAGTCTTCTCTCCTCATAAATTTCCTGTCCGTGGCCAAACCACTCACGCAGCGCATTATCTATATTTTGCGCGCATGCTTGTTCTGGTGACAATGGTGCACCCTTAGGACGCATATAACAGTGCAAAGATTTGAAGATTGACTTCTCAAGTAAAGCTCCCACATGAACACCAAGTTTTGGGTGGTAAACACTCTTTCTCTTGAGGAATTCGAATTCATCCTCATCAAGGTAAGGTTTGAGCTCACTTGTTTTGTCGGGCATGGTGTAAATTTGACCATGTTCTCCTAGAAATTCAGAACAATCCTTAATGTTAAATAGAGGATACTCTGGGGATACACTACCAATATTATCATCGCCATAAGTCATGATGTGTACCGCTTTGCGGAAATCCTCACTTCTATCATACACAGTGAAGAAAAAACTACGTAAATTAAGGCATCCGCAAATGCCATTCATAACAGCGGTTAAAGAATTACCACTGATGTGAGTTCCTGTTGTTAATCCAACCAAATCGCCATTAAAAGCGATAAATGAGTATACAAGATCTGCTGCCATGGCTTTCATAGCAATAATGTCTTGATCATTGTAATTACACTCACTGGCGATATCAATAAGAATACGTAGTGCTGCCAACAAAAGTTGACTAGGAATCTTTTGGTCATATTTACCATAATCACCACCAAAAATGCGATCCATACCAAAATGGGTAACATGTTTATAAAACGTGTCCCACTCTGGTCCATAACAATTAATCCCAACTGCACATTCTGATACAAGTGGGTTCATTTGTAGGAAACGCAAAACTGGTAAATAGTATTTACGAACCAAAAATGTCAGAGCAATGGGATTGCCATAAAATATGCGGCATTTCTCCTTAGCTACTGGCAGAATTTCATCCTTTTTACACGCCTTTGCTATAGTATTGGCCCTTTTACCTTGTAGGTATAGAGCCTCCACGCGATTAATTTCATCCTGTATGATGGGTTCAAATTCCCTATTACATGGATGATCTGGAGTCGGCTCATGTTCGATGATAAATCGACGTTTCTTTCCACCCAACGGAAATCCCACGGAAGTATCTAGCTTAATAGCATCGATAAACTTACATCCTGGAATACCATTTAGATTTTCATGATCTGTCAATGGTTTCATGACGCGCCAATATGGCGAGCGAACCAACTCCAAAAGTGGTTTCTTGTAATCCATAACTGCTACCTGTAATACATCGTGAGGCAAAGCAGTGCCAGTATGACTAGCATTGTTCAAACAAGTCGACCACCCAAACCACTCCGGATTAAACTTAGGTTTACCCCAAATGTTTTCCTGAGAACAATGTTTGGTAATCGCATCTGAGATAGGAGTTTTCCTAACATCAGATGTGTATGTGGATCTTCCTATACACGTTCCAAAGTACTCAAACTGAGATTCGCGTGGAAGAAAATTAATGGGACTCTTAGGGTGAACTTTCTCATTGGTCAT